TCGAGTTCGGGGTCTGCTGATAGTCGACCCGCGCGATCGTATAGCCGTCGAAAAGATGCGAGGCGTAGACGGTGAGATCCCGGCCGGCCAGGCCGTCCACCTGGACGTCAAATTGGACGTCGCGCACGATCGACCCGCGCGCCTGCACGTAGAGGATCGAGTTGCCGACGACGACCGGGCGGAGCGGACTCACGCCCACATACAGTTCTTGATCCGCCGGGAGGTTGCTGGGACTCAGTGGTGTTTTGGTTTCCCCGACCGTCCATTCCCCCCCGTCGGTCAGGACGACGAGATTCTTGAGCCCGATCAAGTGCCGGACGGGGTTGTGGTGGTTGCCGGCGATCTTGAACGTGATCGCGTCGTCGTCCTGGAGGGGACTCGAGATATTGAAGTTTGAGCGGAGCCCTGTCCTCGAGCCATAGATCGCGTCCGGGTTCGCGATCGTGTTCGCGAAGAACCGCCGCTGCTGGTAGTGGCCACACACGGACGGGAACTCATTCGCGGTGGTGAACAAGATCCGTGGGAGCGGCGGCGTCAGGGCGAAGTCGGGCGTGAACCCGATGTCCTTAAACGTCGTTTGCCCGGTCGCCGTACCGATAAAGCCAAACGTCCCATTCCCGTAGGGATCTTTGTAAATGTAGTACTCGGCCGCGGCTTGCGCCGGCGCCGTCCACGCGAGTGCAATCGGCTTGTCGGGCGTGCCCACCGCGGTCGTGTTGAGCTGCTTGATCGCGCTGGCGATCGACTCCTCATAGGTGTCGAGCGCCGCCGAGGTAATCACATACTGAAAACTGAGCGTGCCCGCGGCGCCGGCCACGGCCGTGATCGCCGTGGGGGGGTCGATGAGCGGGGCCGTATTCACCTTCTGGATCGCCCAGTTCGTCAGCGACGCATAAATCAACTCATAGGGTTGGACGAGGTTGGCCAGCGAGGTCAGGGTGATGACGTTGCCGCTCTGCTCCCAGTTGAACCCGGCGTTGCCGAAGGGCGTCGGGATTTCCAGGATGTCGCCCGGCATCGCGTACCAATACGTAGCGTTCGGGGGCGCGTGGTTGGTGTGCGCCTTCACGCAGTAGTAGTTGACGCCGCCGCTCTCGGCGATCGCCCCGATCGCGTATCCCACGCCGGCGTTGTAGGCGTCCACGCTCGCGAGTTCGACCAGCGCGCCGTTCTTGTAGACGCGCAGATAGTAGGGGCCGGCCTCGAGGAGGACCGAGTCCCCGGCAATTTCCGACACATACCGGAGGAGAAAATCCGCCGTGGTCGATCCCTTCGTCGCGCCGGTGAACCGGAACCCGGGCCGGTTCGCGACGCCGCCCCCCCGCATGACCAGGAAGTTCCGGCACGTCCGGAGACCGGTGAGGTATTTCGCCTGGTCGGCGCGCGCCGCCAGGGACGGCGCAAGCTCACCGCCCGCGAACGCGCGTTGAAAAAGGCTCTCCGACATCAGTCCTTCCACTCCTCAATAGCCATCTGCGTGGCGAGCACCGTCAACGCCACTTCCTCAGTCCGGCTGATGTTGACAAACCACCGCCGAGGCTTCAGGGCATGATCAGCGGTTTCCTCGAAGAACAGAATCATCAGCTTCACCGGCGTGACCTTGCCGTCTCGCATCTCCTGCAGGAACTGCTCGACCGCCTGGTCGGGCGACCACGTCGCGCAGTTCGTCGAGTGATCCGAGAGCTTAACGAGGGTCGCGGTCATCAGCTCCGTCCACTGATCCAATCCGCGTCGCCCTGGGGCGCCTGTTGCATCTCCTGGGCCGCGGCGGTTTCGGCGGTGCCGAGCACGCGCTCGAACATCGTCACACAGAACGCGACTTTCTTCTCGTCTCTCGAGAGCGTCGGCGCGAGGCTGGCGGCGTGTTTCCAGGCCAGCGCGGCGCGGAAGAGGGCATCGCCGGCGGTCGCCGCACAGGCGGGCCGCACGGTGTATTCCAGGTCCGGGTCGAGTTGGTTCGTATAGATCACCGCGCCCGTGTCGTCGGACCCGACACGGAACTCGATCGGATTGGGGTCGAAGGCGCGCCGGATGAGATTCGGATTCGGGATGCGGCGCGCTCTCAGCATCGTAGTCGGCGCGCGGTAGGCGTACACCCAGTCCTGATTCACGGGCGTGGCCTCGCTCCCCGCCACCCACACGAGTGTGGCGTAGCGGGTCGCGAAGGGCCACGCAAACGCGCGCAAGGTGGCGTCCACGTCCTCTGAGTAGTGCAGCCGGGCCTCAGAGGCCTCTGCGGTCATGTCTGTGGCGATCGCGAGGACCCGCTTACTGACGCCCAGATGCGACAGCGCGCGGTTAATGATCTGCATCGACGCGTTCTTGCACGTCAGCGAAAAATTGGGCTCGTCCCCGGGTCCGCCGCCGCCGGGATCGGTGGGCGCGGGCTCGACGGGGGGTGTAGTCGGCTCCGGCGCTTCCGGATCCGCCGGCGTCGGGTCCCACGGGCCGTCCACCGGAGAGTCGGGCGCGACGGGCACGAACTCGCCATTGATCGACCAGCCGTTATTGCCTGCGGTCGTGCTACCGGGAAACACGAAGACGTCATAGGTGATGCCGCTCGCGTTGAGCGCCGAGCCGACTGAGATCGAATCGATCCCGCCAGCCGTGATTCCCGTCGACGCGTTGGACGTGGCCGGAAACGTCGTCGACGTCGTGCCCGTGTGCGTCGGGTCGCGGCGCACGGACGCGGCATTGTGGGGCACGACCACGGCATAGAGAGGCCGGAGGCCGCTTGTCGGCGCAAAACTCAGGGTCCGTGAGGCGGACCCGTCTCCAATGTAACTGAGGAGCCAGAGCACGCCGGGCTCGCCCGGATCGTTATTACCGTCGTGCCGCCGCCAGAGCGCGAAGGTGGCCTGGGGCAGATTCGTGGCCGTGAAGCCAGACTTGTAGGTGACTGTTCCGGTGCCAAACGCGATTGCCGAAGCCGTCTCGGTCGCGCTCAGGGGCGAGATCGCATCCGCGCTGTGCCCGATCCCTTTGTAGAACTCATTGCCAGCCGCCGTGGCCGCGGGAGACTCCTTGAAGAAGAAGCCCACTTCCGGCGTGAACGCCTCATTGAACAGCGCCGTCACGAACGCGTCGGCGCCGACGTGCGTCGTCAGGGCGCCGGCGAGCATGAACCGCATCGCGGCATCCGAGAACGCGATGTATTGATAGGTGATGCCGTTCGCGTTCGATTTGATGTTGGTGCCGGGGAGTCGGACTCGCGTCTGCTGCTGCTGATCCGTGACGCCTGGACCAGCCACGAAGGTGTAGTCGATTTCGCAGACCGGCATCAGATCAGCCAGCACACGCGAATCGCCGCCGTCGTGAGGTCCAATCGCTGAACTGCACCACTCGAATCCCGCGTGCGACGACGTGTTTCGCACGACCAAGTAGTGGATGGGCGCCCTGAAGTTCAACACCGTCGCGGTGTTGTTGCCAACATAGGTCCCGCCGATGATGCTCACCAGGCCCTGGGAGGCTTGCCCGAGCCGTGCCCAGGGCGTGCGTGGATAGGGGGCATTGTGAATGCCCGCCATCGCTGGCGGGAGCGTCGGCGTCGGGTCCGTTCCGTGCGGCGTGACATCCTCAGGGCCGAACGCCCCAATAATTTCCACGACCGCGAACAAGCCGCGCACGACGACCGCCGTCGCGGCGGCACCGCGGACGTAGCTGAGTTCAAGACCCTCCAGCGGCGTGATCGGATCGACGAGCCCGCTTGGGTGATACCACCCCTGTTCCCACGTGACCGACGAGCTTTCCGTGATGTTCGAGAGGACTTCTACGGCGCCAGGCAGGGTATACCCGATCTGTCCGTCCGCTGAGCCAGCCCGGCTGCCGAAGCGAGCGACGGTCAGCGCCGCAATTCCGAGCGCGTTCTGTTCGCGATCCACCGTCTGTTTGGCATCGGTGGTCATGGCCAGACGGGCACTCGCGGTAGAGGTCGTCAGACTGACGGCGCTCGCGGTGAAATTCGTGCGTTGACGGGCCAACGCCCAATCGCCAACCCAATTCGCCGACTCGTGGCTGGCGGCAAACCCGTTTGGTTGCACGAGCGCCACATACGATCCGTTGAGCCAGTCGATCCCTGGAGCGTGTGTGGGATTGAGGAAGTGATCCGGCCATCCAGCCCCGATCCAATCGTCGATGTCGTAGACCGCCGTGTTGGCGGCGGGGTTCCCGATCTCGACCGATGCCAGCGTATAGTTGTTGGAAAGTCCACCGGAGAGGCTCGCCGGCGCGATCGTTGTTTGGATCACGCCATCGACGTAGATCCCAAACGTCGCGCCGCCTGCCGCGAGGCCCGTGCTGTAAATGATGTCGAGTTTCTTCCAGACGTCCATCGTCAGCGGCGTCGTCGTCGTGCCGATCAACGTCAAAGTGTTGACTAAATCGCTGCTGTGGATCGCCAGCGTGCCGTTGGGCATCAACTGCACGACGACGCCGCAGTTGTTGCTCGTGCTCGTGCGACATCTCCAGATCGTCGACGCGGCGGCTGGAAACCGTCGCGTGCGGATATAGAGTCGCTCCCACTGACGAGACGTCGCGGCGAGGCCACTCTCGATCGGCATATGCGCCCGTTGGAGTGTTGAACTCTTAAAACCGTAACCGAATCCCTGAAGGTGGCGCGAGGCACCACGGCTCGACAGATTCTCCCCGGTGCCGGTTCCGCCTTCTCCCTGGCCGGACAGTTCCGCCCCATCAATCCATCGGCGCTGTGCAATGACGCCGGCCGTCTCTCCAGGCACCCCGGTCTCGTCGGTTTGGGGGCCGCCATAGACGAAATTCCCGAACCAGTAAAACTTCGTCGTCCCTGGGATGAGCCACGGAAAGAGCGTCCCGAAGAAGCCCCACCACGATCCATAGGTCCGCGTGAAGCTCGCTTCATCGAGCGGATAGTTGCTGTGATTGGTCGAGGTGCCGAACCAGGGCGATTGTAGGGACGGGGCAAAGGTCGCTTCGTCTTGATAGCAGATGCCGAGGGGCACGCCCGGGTTTGGGGTGTAGAGCGCCGCGGCGGCGACGGGTGAGCCGGCGAACCGCCCGACCACACCGCCCGCGTGGACCTGCCCCTGCAGCTCAGCGACCCGCGCCTTATCGGTCAGAACGATGTCGTAATTGAGGAATTGGGTCTTCGCCATGATGGATCCACGCGCCTACACCGCCGGTCCCCTGACGACCTCAGCTCTCGTCGAGGAGGCCCTCGCGCGCCGTCCCCGCGCCGATCGGATCCTTGTCCTCGAGGGATCGGTCCCGCCCTGTCGCCCCGCTCGATCCCTCCACTTGCCGGGGCACCGGAGGCGTCGAGCCCGCCGGCACGCCTCGGACCATCCACTTGGGCGAGAAGTCTTCGGGACGTTCGAGGGTGAACGACTGCCCGATCCGGATGCGATTGCCGCCGTAGAAGCCCCGCGCGGTCGCGGTCACCGCCGTCACGGCGGTCGCATCGGGTGGCGGGGGCGGACTCGGGGTCGCCAGGCTCCCCTGCACGTCACGCGAGCGCCGCGGTTGACTGAGTTGTTTCCGGGTTGTGGTTGCCATCACGTGTACTCCACTGAAAGACGCGCGCCGGACCCCCACCACGGGGGCCCGGCGCCCATGCGTCACGGACTCCGTCTACGCGATCCCGTCCGGCAGCGCCTTCCACTGCTTCGGATCAGCCGTCAGGAACGCGTTGATCTTCCCGGCCGTGACCGTCGTCGTCCCGATGACGGCCAGAATCCCCAGGAAGCGTTCATACACCACGCCTTCCCCAGGCAGGGCCACGCAGGCAATCACGCCGCCCGCGTTCAGTTGGGCGTCGTTGGCCGCGCTGTCATCGGTCACGTACGCCTTGGTGGCGAAATGCACCGTGGCCGAGCCATCAACCGCGATGGCCGCCTGCGCGTCCGAGGCGAGCTGGAAGCTAATCGTTCCCGCACTCCCCCCGGTGATGATTTCCGTGTCGGTCGTGATGACCAAGTAGAGCGGCCGGCGACCCGATCCGATGTCCCGGGCCACCGAGAGGTCGATCACGTCGCCAATCAGCGCCGTGCCCGCGGCCGCCGCGACCGAGACCGCATCGGCGAACTCCGTGCGCTCGTCGAGGATCAAGCCGAACACCGTGATGCCCGCGCCGGCCGCGAGGGCCGCCATGAGGTTCATGTGACCCGCCAGCCAGCCGCCGACGAGTACCGCCGCGATTGCGGCGAGTCCAATATGCGTGCGATTCATAATCCGTCTCCTTCAAGGTGAAGCCGGCGGGAGTCTCCCTCCCCTTCACTGCGCCTAATTCATGGGGCGGGCGCAGACCAGCAAATGGCACTCAGTGACGCTAGGCGACCAGCGCTTCCGCGTTGTGTAGGGAATCGCAGCGGCGCACGGGCACGCCGTCGAAGGTCATCACGTGCTTGCCGGCCACCTGATCCATCGTCAGAGTCGACGCGGCCACCTTCGCGACGATCTGCCGCCGGAGAAACGACTTGATCGTCCGGTTGCAGTAGAACGCGGGACGTCCCATCGTGAGGGACTGCACGGTCTCGAGGGCCTGCGCCATGAGATCCGTCAGGTCCGCGCCCGTCGCGGCGCCTTTCGTGAGGTCGCTCACTTCGATGTTGGCGATCCGCACGACGTAGCGCCAATCGCGCACCGTGAGGCCCAGATCCCAGCGATAGTGGGTCCGGTACGCCTCCATGCGGCCGCCACTGCCGTCGGCGTTCTCAATCGTGACCAAGCCCTTGTCGGTCATCTTCAACCCGGCCGTGGACCCCTTCGGGTAGATGCCGTGCACGGTGTTCTCGCCCCAGACGACCAGCCAGATCGACGTGTTGTCGGTATCGTTGCTGCCGCCGTCGATGATGTGATCGCCGTTCTCGGCCGACTTCAAATTGAAGCGGGGGGCCAGGCCCGTGAACGCCTCCGGCTCGGTGTCCTCATTCGCGTAGAAGAGCGAGTCACACACCTCCTGATTGAAGCCCTCCAAGATCGGGAGGTTCTCCGACAGGCGGAAGGCCGCCGTGTTGCCGTTGAGATCGGCCAGCGCCTGGTCGACTTCCGCGTAGTTTTCGAGCATGCCGCACGAATCAGTAATCTTCACGCTCGTGGACTTGGTCGGTTGCACGCCGCCGTACAACTTGCGCCAGGTCGGGGCGGGAATACCGGTCCGAATCGTCGACTGATGGCCCGTGAGGAGGTTGCCCTCGATCGCTACGAAATCGTCCAACACCTCGTTGGTCTTGTTCAGAATTTCGATGATGCGGGCGATCTGATTGTTGGGATCAAGCGCCATCGCGAGATCGAGCAACGTGGGGTTCGTCGTCGCCAGGGTGAGGCCCACGACGGCCACACTCGCCCCCAGGGCCCAGCCGAGCGACGAGAGCAGGCCAGACGCGTTCCCAGCCTGGGCGTGTGTACTGATCGCACTGACGGCGCCGACATCGACCGTCAGGCCCGTGAGGAGAACCATGAGACAGAGCAGGAACAGTTTCATCGGTGACACTCCGGAGTAGCTGAATGAATCACATTACGAGGAGGCGCCCGCGCTCGGGAACATCACCTCCGCGTCAGGTTTCCGTGCCGTCCCGCCCGCCGCCCGTCCGGCGACGACCGGGTCTTCCGCCATCGCCTTCCCAATCCGGGCGAGAAAGCTCACGACGGACAGTTCATTGCCCATGCCGTTCTTCGCGAGGAGCCCCCGGAGGCGGTCATGGAGGGGAGCGCCAACCGGCGCGAACCGATCGAGCACCCGGGTCGCGTGTTGCTGGGTCTCTGAGAGGTGATCGCCGCCGTAGGTCGCGTCCGCGTCCGTCTCGGCGCGAAACGCCGCACTCTGTGCGACGAGTCGGTCTACGTGTTCCTCGAGCGCCCGTTGCGCATCCGCGGCCGTCAGGCCCCGTGCACGGGCTTGGGCTTCGATCTGGACGAGATCGGTCGCGTCCAGGTAGGTCTCGGCCCCTGTGGGAATGGCGAGCGCAAACGTCTCAGCCGCCTTCGCCGCGAGTGCGGCGGCCGTGCGCTGAGCATCTGTCGTCGCCGTGGCCGCGGCCGTCGCCGCCGCCGTCTCTGCCGCGAGCTGCTCAGGGGTCTTTGTCCCCGCAGCCGAGGCTGCAGCCGCCGCTGTGGCAGCCGCCGTCTCCGCGGCGATCTGCTCCGCGGTCTTACCCGAGTCGTCCGTGCTGGCGGGTTTGGTGTTAGCCTGTTCGCCGGCCGGGGTCGCTGTGGTCGTCATACAGTGCCCTCTCTCGTCGTGGTCGCGCGTGGAGTCTGCGCGGCCTCGGTTTCTCGACGTTCGCGCGTCACTCGGGCGCGCGCCTCCCGTTCCATCGTCAAATACAAGTCCTCATCCGCGTCGACGAGGAGCGCCACGAGCTCATGGCCGCAGTCCTGACGGCCGGCGTTGTAGTGAATCTGTGCGTTCGGCGTCCAAATCGATCGGTAGACGCCGAAGCGCCCTAAGAGATCCCAGAACACAAACCGGCCCGACTCCGTGCTCAGCGCCGCTCGCAGGTGTGTCCGCAAGAGGTTGGCGCGATCGCGATCCGTCCGTGCCGCGCGGCGGACCTGGGCGGGGTCCGCGGCATTACGCACAAGTTGGCGATCGTCACCCATTGAGCTACTACCCCTACAGACTCACGGTCGCGGGCATCGCCGCGACAATCTCTGCCTTCGTCCGCTCAGCCGGCGCCGCGTCGAACGCTGCCAGGCGCGCCTTTGCGCCCATCTCCACCCTGACATCCACCCGTGGCGATAAGTAGCCCTCGACGATGGACACGAGGATCGCTGTGGCGTCCATACCGGTCGTCTCGTTCACCATCGCGTCGAGTTCCTTGACGAAGTGACCGCGGAGGTCGAGTTCGTATTTCATGGTTAGCCTCCCATGCACTTGACGAGGAGCACTTCCCCGTCCACGAAGTCAGCCGCCGCACCGGTGGCCCGCAGGATATTGCTCAATAACACGGCCGTTGTTGATGCTGAACTTGTCGCGACCACGTAGGTGATTGGAGACGTGTTGTCGGTCACGTCGCATTGCCAGGCGTTCGCCGTGGCAGGAAGCGTCAGTGTGACCGTTTTGACGCCCGTGCAACTCGTGCCGATAGTGACGCGGAATTTCGCGGTGCCGTTGGCGTTCGTGATAGCCGGGCTCGTGCATCCACCTGATGCAATCGTGGGAGCCGTTACGGACATGAACGTAACAGCCGACGCTCCGAGTCCGATATTGCCAGCGGTATCAACTACTAGGCGTGTAACAAGTGTTCCCGTAACCCCCGCGTCAGCCGTAGGAGAGGTCTGGAAGATGACACTTCCCCCAACACTTGCTCCTCTATTGCGTCCCCCCGCGATGGTGAGATTGCCACCCACACCATCTGATGTGCTGCGGTCTGGACCTTTGAAGGTTTGGTCGGTGACGCCTGCGGCATCGAGGCCGAGCTGAATTGTCGCAGCACTTTCACGAGTCAAATATAGATCCGGATTCCCACCGACCACGTCGCCATTTGACCACTCAAGCTGTTGGGCAGCACGGAAGCGCAGGCCCCCACTGCTAAACTGAAAGCGTGTCACGCCATTGAGTGTGACGTTGATTCGATTGACATCTGCCGAATTCAACCAAAACCCGTCGGTAGGCGAGCTCCTGAACGTCATACTAGGAGCCGTAGCGGATCCATCAGGAAATAACAACGGCAACCCCAGCCAATTAGAGGTTTCCCCCCCAATATTCATGCGATACGCCGTATTAGTTGCAGGCAACGCCGCAACCGTCGCTCCAGTCAAGGTGTCGAAGTTGTAGGTGGTCGCCGATGTGGACGTGAAGTATCGATCTGGCGTGGCCCCGCCTGCTGTCGTTACGTAGACCCGCACGCTGGCGAATCCTGTCGGGGCCACGTAGGTGACAATGATGCGCCCAAGCCCACCAGCGCCCACGACCTGAGAGATGTTTGCAGATGGCAGGGACGTGCCGCCCGCAGGATCAACACCGACGATGGCCACTTGGTAGGTGGCCGCCGCGAGGTCCGTGCCGCTCTGATTGGTGGCCAGAGATGGGTTAGCGGGCGTGGACATCTGCCGCCTAAAGGCGTTCCCTGATGTCATGTCGAGCGTGATCGACCCCGAGATGGCTTTCGCGTTCACGCCGCCCGCGTAGTAGTCCTGGGCGACGACTCCCCGCGGGTAGCACAGGGCGCCAGTGAGCGCAACCGTGAGCAGGATGCGATGACGCGGCGTCATTGCGGGTACCCGGACAGCACGTGTACCACCTGGGTGGCCGCCGCCACGATCCCATACACGGTGTCGCCCGGGAGGACGTTGAGGCCAACGGCGTCGCCGGGCGCGACCTCGAATCCTGTCGCTGTGGTGACGGCGGCAGCTCCCACGTACACAGAGACCGTGCTCGGGTTGCGCACCAGGACCCGACCAGGGGCGTTCGCCGGCGACGGCGCCGTATAGAGCACCGTCGGCGTGACCCCTACCGTGACACGGGTCGCCACCACCGCCCGCACCGGCACGACGCCGAGCGCGAGGATAACGATCAGCCAGAGTAGTCGTTTTCGAATCGTCGATCCCCTTCTATAGGTCCCCGAGAGTGATCCACGTGAGGTGCATCGTCCCATTGACGAGGACAGTGGCCTCGGCGTCCAGGTCGGCCGCGGTTTCGACACCGACGTTGAGATACACCCCGACTGGCGTCGTCGTCCCGTCGAGCGCGACCGCCGCCGCCAGCGCGGACGGACTCACCGCGCCGGCCACGTTCACCGTCGCGCTCGAGGTGATCGCCGTTGTCGGCAGCAGGTTTTGTTCGGTCGTGGCGAGCGTCGGCGTGGCCTGTACCGTGGATCCCACACCCCAATTCGCGGTCTTCGCGCCATTGAGAGTGTTAGCGAGCACGGAGGTTGTGATCAGCGCCGCGGAGCCGAGCGCCCCGAGCACGGCAATCCGCCCCTTGGGGAAGTCGTAGATCTTCAGGCCGCCCCCGCGTGACGCCATCAGGAGTGTGAGCGGCGTGTTCACGAGGACAAGGGTGGTCTGGTGCACAACCGCATCACCCGCCTCGCGCGCCGCAACCGTCGCATGAGCGGGCAGACCGGAGCCGGTAGGCGCGACACTCGCCGCGACTTCACTCAGGCTCACGACCGCCGTGCCCGTCATTGCTGCGGTCGATCGGGCGCGGACCGTGATGGCGTGCGGCGCTTCGTTGACCACGACGCCAGCAGTTGCCCCGTCCGTGACGGAGACCACCTGTCCGGCCGTATTCACGCAGCGATCAAGTCGGGCCCGCCCCGGACGCGATTGCTCGAGCACGATCGTGCCGGTGTAGGTGCCCGTGATGCTGTAGGCCACCCGCGCCCGGGGCGCCAGAGTGACCGGCGGTCCGAGAGCGACGTCGGTAAAGGACGTGGTGATCATCGCGTGCTATCCTCCCGCCGGCGCCGGCGCCGGCCCCATGCCGCTATTGATGCCCTGGACAATCCGGTCGAGCGCAGAGTCGCCCGTGAGCGGCGTCTGGCTCGCATCTTTGGCCGCGGCCGCGAGTTGTTGCGCTTGGGCGGCGGCAGCTTGCGCCTGCAGGGCCTGCTGCTCACCCGCGACTGCCGCCAGGGCTGCGTCTGTCGCAATCACGATGCGGGGATCGACGCCGAGCATGTCGGCGTAGTCGTCCATCGCTTGAAACACGTTGAGCTTATGCTTCACGTGCGGGAACGTGGCCATCAAGTTGGCGGCCGTCTGGAGGAAGCGATCCTGACTCGCCACCCCCACGAGCTTTTGCGCTTGCGAGAGGATCGAGATGTACTCGACTTTCAGCGCGACCCCCTGGACCTCGAGCGGCGGTGGGGGCAGCAGGGCCGCCTCGTCCATGAGTTGGTACACGCGGTCCACGATCAGGTCGAGGAGTTCATCATTCGTCCGCTCGAGCACGGGCCCGAGCGCGAGGAGTTTCTCTTCGTGCCATTCGTCGATCTCGCGGGCCGTGACCCGTTGCCGGCCACGGGAGGCATCCGACCGGGCGAGCATGAGGAAGAGATCCTCATAGAACGCGCGTTGAATCCGATGCTGCACCTCGCCGATGTCCGCGGTGAGATGTTGCAGGCCCTCAAGGTGGATCTCATGAATCGGCTTCAGGCCCTGCATTCCCTCGCGCACGTCGACGTAGGTGATGTCGCCGGCTAGGAGCGATGTCTTCGTCGTCCGGAGCGAACTCGGGCCCGCGAGCGGCGGATCCACGGCCTTGGCGAGGAGTTGGCCCTTCCGCCGCTGCATGATCTGCAGTTGCTTGATGTCGCCGAGCGCCGTCATGCCCGGGCAATCCGTGCCGTACGAATCCTCCCCCGTGATGTCCCACCGTGGCGCCATCACCGGAAAGACCGGAAACCCCGACTCACGCAAGAGCGTGCCATCCGCGGACGCCGTCTCGAAGTGGCAGCTCGACCACGGCAGGAAGCGGGCCTCGAGGCGGGCGCGGTCCGCGGCCGGGTTGGGGGTGACCATCCACGAGACGTCGACCGGCGATTCGTAATCCCCGCGGTCCCACCGGTCTTTCACGAACCGCGACATCCGCGTCCAATCGAGCTCCCCGCCGTCAACGGGGCGTCCAAACGACTCGACGACCTGGCGGACCGTGAGTTGATAATCGCGGACAAAGGTCGTGGTCAGGCCGCGATTGTCAGGGCCGAGCGCGAAGCTGCCGATCGGGTAGCTGTAGCAGCGGAACAGATTGCGCGCATCCGCCACGATGGCCATCGCCGCCGTGCCGAAGATCCCGAGGTCCAGATAGACCAAGGGCAGCACGTTGTAGAGGTTCGACGTCGCGAACACCGTCAACATGCGCGTGGTGACGACATGGAGCCATTCCCGGACGGGCCCAAACTCCGCCAGGTCCACATCGGGCGTCGTCAACCGCATCCAGGGCCGCGCCGGCGACGTCAGGCCGGCGTGCAGACCGCCGCGAGCGTGCGCGCGCTGAAGCGGCCCGTCGAGTCCAGGATTTGCTGATTCCGCTTGTCGCCGCGATTCCGATCCCCGCTCCAAAACCGGGTCCGACGCGGCATCAGCAGGCTTCCCAACTCCTGCCAATGCGCGTCAAACCCGGCTTGCCGCTCCGACCACAAGGCGGTGCGCAGGCGCTCGTATCGTCGGCGGGTCTCGAGCGGCTCGCGGGGATCAGGCATCAGTACCCGAGGAGGGTCTTCGGTTGCAGCACGGCGCGGGGTCCAGTGGGGCCGCCGCCTGTGGCGAGGGTCGATCCGGCCGCGGCCCG